CGTCATGGATCAGCAGGGCTTGATTGACTTGCCGCTAAAAGTAAACGGTGTTGAGGTTAAGGTTGTACCTGTATCTCCGCTGGCGCAAACGCAGAAATTGCAAGAGGTCAATGACGTTGTGCAGTATATGCAGATTGCCAATCAGATGGGGCCAGAAGGCCAGGCTGTAATCTCTGTACCGCGAGTATTGCAGTTTATTGCAGAGCGACTTGGTATTGATCAGAATCTTTTGACTACTGAAGAGGAGCAAATGATGATGATGCAACAGATGATGATGATGCAACAGGCAGCGGCGCAGCCGCAGCAGGTAGATGATGGGGGCGCAATAGAGGAAGCGATTCAATGAGCGATGGATGGGAAGGATTAAGCGAGGCTTTTTATGAGGCACCAAAGGCAGATGACATGGATATTCTGTACGGGCGTGTCTTTAAAAGTGAAGAAGGCCAGAAGGTATTGAGCCATCTTCGAGGGATTACAATTGAGCAGCCGAGCTGGAATCCAGGAGAGGATTCTAGTTTTGGTTATGTCAGGACTGGCATGGCAGAGATTGTAAGGATGATCGAGAAGCGAATAGTAAGGAGCGAAAATGGATAACGCAACACAAGAAGGCAACACAGAAGCACAAGAATCTTTGTTAAATTTATCTGTCTCGGAAGATGCAGAAGCAAGCCAAGAGGCGCCGATCCCATTGCATGATGATTCGGATGCGCCGGTAGGCCAAGAAGCAGATTCAGATGAACCCGCCCTGGAGCGGCCAGACTACTATCCCGAGAAATTCTGGGACGAGGATGGCCCTGATGTTGAGAAACTAGCCAAGTCTTATGCCGAGTTGGAGAAGCAATTCAAGCAGGGTAAACACAAAGCGCCTGAAGAATACGATCTGTCCTCGTTAGAGAATGCCGGTTTATATGCCGAAGATGATGTGATGGGCATATACAAAGACTGGGCCAAAGACAATGGCATCAGCCAACAAGCGTTTGAAGAATTAGCCCAGGCAGTGTTGAGCACAGCTCAAGAAGGCCAAGAAGAGATGACGGTCAATCACCAGGAAGAGATGAACAAGCTTGGTGAGCGTGCTCAAGAAAAGATCCAGATGGCTGAAAGATTGTTACTCAAAGCCCCGTTATCTAACAATGAGCGAGAAGCCATGTCGAATAGCCTCAATAGCGCAGATTCAATCAATGCGTTCTTGAAGTATCACCAGGCTATTACGAATGAGAACATCCCGATTCAGTCGGCGCCCAGCACGCCAGAAATGACCAGAGGTGATTTGGAATCTGCAATTGCGGATCCTAGATGGCACACTGATGCAGCCTGGCGCGGTAAGATTGAAAAGCAGTGGATGGCTTCGCAAAAGTAGATTAAATCTAACGGTTGCGTTTTCTTACAAAATATAGTTATATTCGTTTTTGATGGCTAACCGCGTTCGCGGCCCTTCTATACGGTGATTCCGTTGGTGGTGGAGACAGACTCCACAAGTAACCGCCCGATTTCGGCTAACGGTAGCGTTTAATCAATTCACTTTATTGGAGGTTCTGTCATGGCACAGAATGTAACTACAGCGTTTGTTACTCTCTTCGAGTCAGAAGTAAAGCAAGCGTATCAAGCTGAGTCGGTTCTTCGTGGAACGATGCGGACTCGCACAAACGTACAGGGCAACACGGTTAAGTTTCCTAAAATCGGCAAAGGTGTAGCAACGGTTCGCGTACCGCAAACTGATGTCACCCCTTTAAACGTCACCTACGCGCAGGTAACTGCGAGCATGACGGATTACATTGCAGCAGAATACAGCGATATCTTCCAGCAATCACACATCAATTTTGATGAGCGTCGAGAACTGGTTCAGGTTGTATCTAAGTCAATTGCTCGTCGTCTTGACCAGCTTTGCATTGACGCAATGATTGGTAATGCTGGGACTACTATTGCAACGGGTGTCGGTGGTGCTACCACTAACATGAACATCGAAAAATTGCGGGCAACTGCAAACGCGATGAATGCAAACAACGTGCCAGCTGAAGGTCGATATTTGCTCATGCACGCAAGTCAGTTAGATTCATTGCTGGGCGACCAGGAAGTGACTTCTAGCGATTTCAACACAGTGAAAGCTTTAGTCCGAGGTGAAGTATCCTCATTCATGGGCTTTAACTTTATCACTATGGGCAACCGTGATGAAGGCGGTATTCCTAAAGCGGCTGCTCTGCGAAACTGTTTTGCATGGCACAAAGACGCGATGGGTTATGCTGAATCAATGGCTCAGAGAACTGAAGTCAGCTACATTCCAGAGAAAACCTCGTTCTTGGTTAGCTCCATGTTTAGTGCTGCCGCAGTAGCGATCGACTCTGAAGGTATCATTCAGGTTAACTGCACCGAATCCTAAAGGAGAAATGACTAATGGCATTTTCAATTGCTACAGACCTGCCTGGATGGGCAACAATCGGGGCTTCAAAGAGTGGTAACGCTCCTAGTGTTTACAGCTACCTGACCAGTTCAGACAACAAAGCGGCTGTTGCCGCGTCTGGCTACTTCAATGCAATTGAGGGTTTGATCACGACTGGTGATTTTATTCTCAATAAAGCTAGCGATGGCGGTCAGCTCTTAGTTGCGACTAACACTGCCGGTGTTATTACGACAGCTGCAATCTAAGTAGAACGGGGCGGCTTCGGTCGCCCCTTATTTAGCGAGAGGCGTTGTATGGCATCAGGTGATACTGATATTTCGATATGCTCTGACGCATTAATCCTGCTTGGAGCTGCACCGATAAGTTCATTTGCAGATGGGACGGACATTGCCCAAGCATGTGAGCGCCTATATCCCGACCTTCGGGACTCTTTACTTGCCAGGTATCCCTGGAGCTGGTCATACCAGAAGATTAAGTTAGCTCGTTTAGCGGTCGTTCCGGACAACGAGTTTAGATATTCCTATCAGCTGCCAGGCGATATGTTGTCTGGTATTCGAGCAATCTTTGCTGATTCATCAACCAACCAATTACCAGTCCGTTATGGCTGGCAGATCTTTGGGGATCAGTTGTACACCAATCTTGAAACGGTTTACATTGACTATCAAACGTCTGTGGCCGAGGAAAGAATGCCCGCGTACTTTGTGCGCCTGTTGCGTACAGTGTTGGCTGCGGAATTGGGCTTGGTTGTGACGGATCAAATCAGCAAGACTGACTATTTCAATTCACTTTCATTCGGGACACCAGGCGAGAATGGTCGTGGTGGTTTATTCCGAGAAGCGATGAATGTGGATTCTAGGGGCAATTCGCCGCAAGTTATCGAGGATTACTCCCTAATATATGTAAGAGGGTAGCATGGCTCGTTATACGCAATTCCAAACAAACTTCAGCGTTGGCGAGATGGATCCTTTGCTTCGGGCCAGAACCGACCTTGAGCAATACTCCAATGGTTTAGAATCCGCAAAAAATGTAATCATCCACCCGCAAGGTGGCGCCACTCGTCGTCCTGGGCTGCGTACTATCGACAAGATATACGACAACCCAACGGCTGAAGAATTCAAATTAATCCCGTTTCAGTTTAGCAGGACAGATACTTATCTGCTTGCCGTTCAGGGCGGGTTTATTAAGGTTTACAAGAACGATGTATTCCAAGTCAGCGTCTCGGCTACCGATATTACTTCGGCAATGGTGCCTGATCTTAAATACACTCAGGCCGTTGATACTCTAATCATTGTCCACCAGGACATGCACCCCAAGAGGTTGGTTAGAAACTCGGATGTAAGCTGGACGTTTGAAGACCTGCCACTTAGTTTTATTCCTACTTACGCATTTACTCCACATTTTCATTATCCGCAGTTTACGATTACGCCATCAGCGGTGGACGGAAATATTACTCTTACTGCTTCTGGCGGGACTACCGATACAGGGACAGCGCAAGGCGGCAGCTCCAACACTATCCAACTAAAAGCTGCAACAAGCTTTACAGGACTCAATACGCCTGTTGGAATGAATGTAACACTTACAGGCGGTACAGGCAGCGGTCAGTCAAAGCATGTTCATGCGTATGATGTTGCAACAAAAACAATCACTATTGATGGCACATGGACTACCGCTCCAGACGCAACGACTGCATATAAGGTTGTTCGTTTCGGGCCATCTAGTGTTGGCGAAATTATTACCAGAAGACAAGGCGGTTCATTCAACGGAGGCCAAGCAAGAGTTGTTCAGCATGTTTCGGATACTGTTGTAGATGCTGTAGTCCAGATACCTTTCTTTGATACAACTGCTTTGACTAATCCTATATCTGGGCCAGCAGTTCCAACAGAGTCAAACAGCGCATGGCAAGCGGAAACGGGTTATGAAAACACTTGGTCAGACACACTAGGATGGCCCAGGACCGCATCGTTTTATGAGGCTAGGCTTTATTTTGGTGGAACGGCATTGCGCCCAAATACGCTATGGGGATCAAAAGTTGCCCAGTATTTTGATTTTGATCAAGGTACAGGTCTTGATGATGAAGGTGTTGAGGCGACGCTGAATGTAAATGAGTTCAATGAGATTACCAATCTTAATGCTGGGCCTGATCTCCAGATATTTACGTCTGGCGGTGAGTTTGTCGTTATCCAAGAAGCAAGCCAGCCAGTAACGCCAGCGACCTTTATGGTCAAGCCGCAAACTCAAATTGGGTCTAAGCCTGGATTGCCTGTTGTTAATATTGGTGGTTCAGCTTTATTTATACAGCGCCAAGGTCAATCGCTTGTTTCTATGCAATATAACCAAGAGCAAGGCGGATATGGCACACTTCCTCTGTCTACACTCAGCTCGCATCTTCTCAAGACGCCGATTGACATGGCAAGGCGCAGAGCGGTATCTACGGATGAAGCAGACCAGATCTACATTCTAAATGAAGACGATAGCAGTATTACTTTGTACTCGATCCTGCCGGATCAGAATGTTATTGCGCCAAGCCGAATTGAGCTGGGCGTAACCAATCCAAGTGAGTATACATTTGTCAGTATTGCCGTTGTGGTCTCTGATGTTTATGTTTTGGTCAAGTATGACTCCAACTTAATTGGCGTAAATGTTGAAGGGCATATCTTAAAGTTTGACTCCAGCGTATTCACCGACTATGCGGTAACAGGTACATCGGCATCTTCTGGCACAATGAATCAACCAAATGTTAACAACCCCGTTAAGGTTATTGGGGACGGTGTTGTTGAGCCTAATACCAAGATAGGCCCGACTGTAAACTTTGATCGAACATATAGCACTTGGGAGTTTGGGATAGACTTTGATGTTGAGATTAAGACCATGCCGGTTGAGCCGAGACTGGCATCAGGGTCAGTGTTTGGCTTAAAGAAACGAATTGTCCAGGTAGACGCTCCGGTTTATAAGAGTCAGAACATGGTTATCAATAACCAGCCAGTAGCCTTTAGAGCGTTTGGCGCTGGTATACTGGATGCTCCGGTTGCCGAATTTACAGGAACAAAAACGGTGAGGGGATTGCTTGGATTCTCGCAAACTTCTCAGATCACAGTAACGCAGTCCGTCCCATTGAAGCTAACGCTGCTTGGGTTGGAATATAGAGTGAGTATAGGTAACTAATATGGCTCAAGTACTTGCATTCATTCCCGCAATCGTTGGCGGCTTGAAAGTTGCAGCGCCTTATATCGCAGCTGGGACTCAGGCATATACGTCTTGGAGAGGCGGCGCTTTACAGCGAGCGCAGTATGACGCTCAAGCTGCACAAGAAAGGCTTAAGGGTCGCGCTCAAGCACTGCAATACAAGCAACAAGGTATTAATGTTTTGCGTCAGTTAAACGAAAACCTAGCATCTACAGTTGCGCGAGCTGCTGCTGGCGGTGTTGATCCGTTATCAGGCAGTGCGTTAAATCTGCAAAATTATGCGATGCGAGAAGGAGTCAGGGATTATAACCAGTCCAGAGATAACGCGATTATTGCGACAGGGATGTCAGAGTACCAGGCTCAACAGTACAAAGCTGCTGGCAAGGCGGCATATAGATCCGGCATGATCCAGGCTGCCACATCTTTAGCCCCATCGGCATTAGATCTCGCGGCAAAAATACCAGCACCGAAAACGACAACGGCTACACCTACCGCGGCTCCTGGTAGTAGCGGCCCAAAGGCATAAAAGATGGCAAGATTACCAAGATATGAAGCGGGAAGGGTTCAAGCTGCTGGGATTGGGCAGATTGATTTTGCCGGTATGCGCGAACAAGCCAGGTTCTCTGAAAGCATTGGCAAGATGGCTGCGTTTGTTAATCGTGAAGTACAAGAGCGTGAGATCAAGCGAACCAGGGAAGAAGAAGAGCAGAACGCCACCTACCAAAGAATACAAGCTGATTCCTTAAAGACTGCTTATTCTATTCAGGTCAACGATATAGTTGCCCAAGCCAAGCAATCGCCAGAGCTTGTATCGATGGATCAAGTTGTTGGAAGCTTAGCAGACTTGACTGACGGATTTATGGCGTCTGCTGAAAGCTTGGACAAAGAGACCGCCGCATTCTTGCAGAACGACCTGTTGTCAATCTCGGCAATTCACGCAGAGAACTATACAACCTACCATCAACAACAAGCCGTTAAGAAATTACAAGCAGAGTCGATCCAGGGCTTAAACCAGATAGCGATTAACTCTGAACTGTACTCTTCATCCGACTCATTTTCACCTGAAGGGGTCGAAAGATTGGCAGGAGAGGCCGAGCAATACGCTTTAGATCATGGCTACAATGCAGTATCGGCAGCAAAAGAAGCGCAAAACGTCCGTGAAAAGATGTTAAAGAATAATGCTGTATACCGCTATAGCAAGCTTGTGACGCTGGAAGACAAAGAAAATTATATTAATAACTTGAAGATTCCTGGGCTAACCATAGAGGATATTGCGCCAGTAAAACGGGAGTTGGAAAGCCAGCTCAACCAGGAGCGCAGGAATTTCGAGGTTAAGGTCAAGACGACCAGAAGAACCATACAAGACACGATCACTAATCTTGAGCTGGGAGCGCAAGTATCTCCAGAAGCCATGCTTGAGATTGAACAAAATGTTGACCTATACGGCGGGGTGGATCCATCTCTTCAACAAGACCTTGACCAGCTAAACTTTGTAGCGGAAAGATTCCCAGCGCTACAGAATATGAGCGTTGCCGACCTGGCTGCTGATGTTAATACACAGAGAACAGCCGTCTCGGGAATGACGACAGATAATCCTGATTTTAGAAACAAAGCTGCAATGCTCCAGGCCAGCGAAGAGCTGTATAAGAACATGAATGCTCAGTTAAGATCTGATCCTTATGGCTGGTATATCCGCACAGGTCAGCTGGAAGTTAAACCGCTTGTAGACCAAGAATCGATTATCAAACGGCAAGATGACCAGGACTACATGGAATCCAAAAACCCTGGGTTTACTGCGCCTTTCTTAACTACCGCAGAAGCAAACAATACGGTGGCAGCCCTTGATAAAGTTACCAAAGATGGGCAGCTTGACGTTGTTGTAAATGAATTAAGAGCAATGCAGTCCTTGTATGGACAGAATTATGAAACGGCATTGCAGGATCTAACCAAGGCCGGTCTGGCATCAGAATATGCTGTTGGCGGCAGATACCTTGGAGATAAACCCGTTTTAGCCGAAAGGATTATTG